AAAGAGAATGGTTGGGAAGTTATAGAACGCGTTACAAAAAATGTAGGATACACAGTCATCGGTAAGAAGTAATGATTGCTTATAGTATTGTTATAAGAAATGATCAAATATCTGAAACAGGATATGATAGATTAGTAGCCAGTTCACAGCATGTTGGTAACAAGTTTACTATCCAGAAGTTTGAAGCAATCACTCCTCCTTATGTTGAGGACACTTTAAAAAAACAATCGTTGAAGTGGAACTATCCTGACCAAGGTAAAATAATTGACTTTGCATCTGGTTTAGAGAAATCAGCATATCAAACTAGGGACATTAAGAAAAGAATAGCTTGTGCTCTTTCTCACTACATGTTATGGATTACTGCAATAAAATTAAAACAATCTATTCTTGTATTGGAACATGATGCTATGTTTTCTAGCAGTATTGATTTTGAAATAGAGAAGACACCATTTCAAATATTAGGTATAAACAATCCTCTCGGATGCACAAGAAAATCAAAAGAGTTTTACGATAATATTGTTAACACAGCAGCTCCATACCAACCAGTACCTTGGATTGATGAACAAAAAATACCACAAGGACTTGCTGGAAACTCAGCTTATATAATTACTCCTCAAGGAGCTGATCAACTAAAAAGATTAATTAAAGACTATGGACTTTGGCCCAATGATGCTATAATGTGTAAACAATTAGTTCGTCGTCTTGGTGTTACTAAAAAGTTCTATACAACTATTCAAAACTTGAGGAGTACAACTACTACATGAATTATGTTATTGCTATACAAGATAATGAAAGATCAGTTAACATAGCAAACCGATGTATCAACTCTGCAGCTAAACATGGAACAACTGTTGAAATGTTCTCTGCTGTGACACCTCGTAACACTGACATCTACAAATTAGCTGAGCAAGAAGGTATAAGTCCTAATGGATTTAGTGAAGTATACTCTCGTTTAGATAATTGTATAGCAGCATTTCTTTCTCATTACAGTATTTGGAAACTAGCTGCTGAATTAGATCAACCAGTAACTATATTTGAACATGATGCTGTTGTTGTAGATTATATTGATAACATACAATTTGATAGAGTGGTGACACTAGGTAAACCTTCTTACGGTAAATTTCACACACCTACATTCTTAGGTACAGGACCTCTAACCCACAAACCTTACTTTGGAGGTGCTCATGCATATAGGGTAAACAAAGAAGGTGCAAAGGAACTTATCGCTCAGGCAAAGATAAAAGCTAGGCCTACTGATGTGTTTCTTAACCGAGATACTTTTCCTTGGCTACAAGAAAATTATCCATGGAAGGTAGAAGTTAATGAAGCCTTTTCAACTATCCAAAGAACTCAAGGATGTATTGCTAAACACCAATACGGAGAAACTTATGAGCTCCTCTAACTTGTTCATAACAGGTTGTGATAATAATTCCATGTGGCAATTGGAATGGTTTAAAGAACACTTTTACAAACACAATCCTAATGCTGAACTATATGTTTATGACTTTGATAATTTTGCAAATGATCTGAGTGGTTGGTTTAAGAAACCAAGAGCCATGGTAGATGCCTCATTCAGATCAGATAGAGTATGTTGGTTAGATACTGATATGGAAATCAAAGATAACATAGAAGACATTTTTAACTTTATTGAACCTAATAAACTTGCTATGGTAGAAGATCAACCTTGGTCTATAAGACGAAACGAGAAATGGCACAATAGTGGATTAGTAGCGTTTGCTGGAAGGCCTATGATACTTTCTGAGTGGGCAGAAGCAGTTGATTCTAATCCTGATGTGGGTGATCAAGAAGTCCTTCACAATATTCTCAGAGATGGTTTAAAAAGACATATACATATTACAGATGTTCCAAAGACGTATAATACTTTACGTTTGGATCTTCAGGATAATACAGCTCCCAACAATATAAAAATAATGCACTGGACAGGTCGCAAAGGTAAAGATGAAATTTGGAGAATGATTCATGAGTAAAGTAGCTCATATTATTGGCAACGGTCGTCAAGCAACAATGTACAAACCAGCCAAAGGGTTGAAGATAACTTGTAATGTTCCTCCTATTGAAGTACCTAATGTTTACACTACTACTATTGTAGATTTTAAAATGTGTGATGCAATTCATAATGATGGTGTAGTAGTTCCCAATGATTGGGTCTGTGGGTTTCGGCCAAAGAAATATATGGAGATGAATCCTAAGTTTCATATGAAGTATGCACAGAAAGTAAAAGAATTCTATCTAGAACTTCCTGCTTATGCTGGCAAAGGTGCTATGGGTTATACAAACTTTAATTGTGGTCACTTTGCAACACATTGGGCTGCTAACAAACTACAATGTAACGAAATACATATGTATGGTTTTGATTCTGTTTTTGATTTTGACTTGAGTAGTAGTAGTGACTTTATTCTTAACTCTGATCGTGGTACAATGAACAATGCAAGACTCACAGCTAACTGGAGACCAGTTTGGGAAGGTTTGTTTAGAGAGTTTCCTGATGTTCAGTTTGTAATGTATCATAAGCACAATGCCATTAAAATAAATATCCCTGAAAATGTAGAAATAAGAACAAGTAACAGTTGACCTTTGTTTAAGAATGTGCTAAGGTATTTTCAATGAAGGAGATATTATGTTAGTAGAATTTGAAAGTAAGTTTGCTAAAGCTAAAGAAGACTTAATAACAAAAGTTATTGGGTTTGGTTCTAGTGAACTTTTTCCCAATGAAGATGATGTTTTTATAAATATACAGGCAATACGCAAACAAGGAGTATGTGGCGACTGCATGTATGAAGACGAAGGAGACTTTACCATTCGTCTTAACAACACCCTTTCCCTTTCAGAATTAGTTACGACTGTTTTGCACGAGCTAGTGCATGTCAGTCAATATCTGAAAGGTTTGGTAATGGATGACGAAAGTAAGTATGAAGAAAGGTGGCAGGAAATAGAAGCCCATGCTAAAGAAAAACAACTGAGGGAGTTGTGGGATGGAGCTGGACAAAATGGGAATTGAGAAAGCATGTCAAGAGACTGTTGATAACTCAATTAACATGACAGTCCCATGGTATCTAATGGCATCTTATGCATACTATGAACAAGACGATCCAATTTTAGAAGACCGGACATTTGATATTTTAGGTAAGAGAATATTAGATCATTGGGAAGACATAGATCATAGACATAAAAATTATTTGTCTAAAGATATGCTAAAGGCTGGAACTTTTACTGGAAAGTATCCAAGTCAAATACAAGGAGCACTGCGAAGTGTTAGGGAAACATACATGGATAAAGAAGGAGTTAAGTAATGAGGAATATATTAACCGCAGCAATACTAATGTTGGCTACACCAGCAATGGCGAAGCAAACAGTATCAAATGTAGTAGTATATGATCATACTAAAACTGTTACACAGAATATACCAGTAACAGAAACATTATGTCAAAATGTACAAGTGCCTATATACGGTACTGTACAAGGACAAGGTGCGTCTGGAGGCGATGTGCTTGCTGGTATGATTATTGGTGGTTTGCTTGGAAAAGGAATCACTAATAAAGACAACGGTGCTGCTGCGGGAGCTGTGATGGGTGGCATTATTGCTGCAGATAAGAATCGGTCAAAGCAAGTAGTAACCGGATATAGAAATGAAAGACAATGCGAACAAGTTAGTGTTTATCAAACATCTACGGTAGAAGTTTATAGTCATTCAACTATTAGATTTTTTATTGATGGTGTTAGATATGTAGTGGACTTTCAGAAGTAACATGAAATGGATGCTAGTGTATATCATAGTTCAAGTGAATCAAGAACCTATAGCTATTAATGCAATGGGAACTAGATATACTTTTGATAGCATGGTGGAATGTTTTAAAAAACGTGAAGAGCTGGGCGGTCAACTTACAGGTCGCCCAGGTCATTTTGAAATAAACTCTCAAGCTGTTTGTATGAGAGTAAGTGGTATAGGAGAATAGTATGGCATGGCCTCACAAGAACAGACCACGAAAAGGTAGACGCAAAGTTGGGTCTACAAAACGCAAATCAAGAAGAATATCTCGATTGAGAAAGAAAGGATAGAAGATGGCAGCAGTAATTGTTTTTTTAATGTTTTACGGTGCAGGTGAACAAATGGCAGAAATGCAAGTTGAGCTTGATGGAGTAAACTCACAAGTGAGTACTTTAACTACTCAAGTAGAAGGACTTAGTTCTTCACATGATGCCTTGGCTGCAACTGTAAGTGATTTAGCAATACGGATGGATGGAATAGCAGATACAATGCACATCCATAATGACTAACCAGTATAGATCTCTTGTAGTTTAGTTTCAAACTCTTCTACTTTAGTAAGTCTGTTTGGCCAAAGAATATATTCCTTTTCAGGATTCTTTTTTAAGTTGTTTAACAGCGGAGTGATTGCATTAAATAGATTATCAAGTCTACTTTGCAATTGGTCCGCTGTTTGCGCTGTTTCAGTTACTTGTGTAGTAGCCTGTTGAACAGCTTCTAATTCAGCCTCATCTACTGCTGTAAATCCAAAATCAAAATCAAAATCTGACATTTTTTTCTGTTATCCTTAAATTAACTGTTGACCTTTCTATTTATATATGCGATAAGGGTATATCAAATGAAGGAGACCAGAAATGAAAGTAACAGTTTATCATAAAGAATTCGAAACAAACGCATTCGTAAGAGTTGCAGAAGTTTTTGCTGAAGGTATTACTGATGAGAAGCAAGCATGTGAGTATGCTTATCGTTGGACTCAAAACATTGCTGATAGCTGGAGCCATCCTGAAGGTGTTCAAGATAAGAACGAAAATGTTGTAATTGTTGGACAGCTTCCAGTACGTGGTGGAAAGAAGTTTGGTCTTAGATCTTCAATGATGGGTGACCGTATGTATTGTGGTCACGGTGAAGTTTACGAAGTTGCAATGTGTGGCTTTGATGTTGTACCAGCAAGAGAGGAAGCATAATGGGAGCCGCAGCAGCAGTCGCTATCTTTTTTATCTTGTTAGTAGTCATAACAGCTATAGTAGAAGGATTAAATTTATAATGGAAAAAGCTTTAGTAGATTTTATCATGGCTCAGCGTACAGAAGCTGAGGAGTTCAACAAGACTCCAGGTAACTGGATGGGGATGTTACCTCATCCTGATGACACTGAATATTGGAACAAACGAGTTCCTACTGGTACTCTAAAAGAGTACGAACGGATTGAGCTAGAAGAGACAGCTTACTATGTTACTGCTGACTTTGTTAACAAAGGATATGCTCGCTCGTTAGATTTTGCTAACTGGAGTGACAGAGCTCTTCACCGTCATATAGATAACATTTTACAAAATGAGGCTGCGTAATGAATACAAGTGATATCATTCTTGAAGCTAAGCATGGGAGCCCTATGGATAGGGGTTCCAGTGATCGTTATTATGGCAGACCTTATGATCCTCATTGGTATCCTGACGGAGCTTATATTGGTGAAAGAGTTGAAATGGCTGACATGAGTGTTGAACAAATTGTAGATTACTCGTATGGTTATAACAATGAAACTGATAGAAAGGACTGGGGATGATATTTCGTCACGAAAAGTATGGTGACAAAAAGACGTACAGTGTATGTAGCAGCACTTATGGATATCCTGATATAAGAGCTGTGTATACAGTAAGAGAATTTTCTAATGGATGTAGAAAATCAGTGTTGACATTATCAGAAGAAGAGAAGATAATGTTTGAAAATAGATTGAAGGAGAACGGTTGGTATGAATACATTCGTAGCTGAGTTGAAGAAACAACATGATACATTTATGAAGAAGCAAGCTAAGCAAAGAAATGCTAAGCGTACTGAGAAGTCTGCTCTTCGTAATGAAGACTTTCATTATACTGATGCATCTAAGTATGCTAAGCAGTACTATGGTGAAGTATATCACGAGACTACAAGGTTTGATAATGACTGGGACTGATCAATTAGAAAGAAAGCTACATGAGCTAAGTGAGAAGATATCTAAAGTTACTTATCGTTTAGGTAGAGCAGAAAAATTATTAGAAAGGTTAAAGGATGATAGAGATGATGACAGAACAACTAACTCGTGACTATATGATTAGTGAACTACAGAAACGTGTTTGTCGTGTTATCTTCACGAAAGTAAATGGTGAAGAGCGTGACATGATGTGCACACTTATTGAAAAAGTTCTACCTCCAATGAAAGGAACGGAACGTCAGAAGAACGAACAAGTGATTCGTGCTTATGATACTCTCAAAGGTGAGTTCCGATCCTTCCGGGTAGAAAATGTTTTAAGTTTTACCTGATATAAATAATGTTGCAATTAGGAGAACTTATGTACTTAGATCCAACTCTTACGCTGTGGATACTTTTAGCTGCAGCCTCTGTCTGTGCATTCATGCTCGGTAAGTTTTTTGGCAGTGGTGTCAAAGAAGAAATTATCAACGATACTATTTTATATTTGATTGATAATAACTACGTCAAAGCTGAAAAAATTGATGGAGAGTGGGAAATACTTGAACTAGAAGAAAATTAACTGTTGACTTTATTTTGTTTAGACCCGATAATGGTCGTATATGATGGAGGTGCCTATGGCTCGAAGAATGTTGACAGAAGAAGAAATGGCAGCAAAGGTTGCAAAGATGAAAGCAACCAAAGCTGCAAACAAAGCTAAAGCTCTTGAAACTCTTGGTATCAATACTGAACGAAAGAAGGTTCGTAAGAAGCGTAGTATGACTGCAGAGCAAAAAGCTGCAGCTGTAGAACGTCTAGCAAAGGCTCGAGCTAATCGAGGTCCTGCAAAGAACTCTCAAGTTGATGAGACGGTTCGTAACTTACCTGAGGATAATCCTCTATCTATGAAAAACGTTCGCTCTTGGATCAAAGAGAACAAAGAGTTGTTAACGGCTATCAAGATCTTTAGAGACTCTAAAGATTCTAAGGAACGTAGTAAGTTCCAACAAGTTCAAACCTATGTTGCTAACCTAGAAGCATACCTTCGTAACGGTGTGTACTTAGATAACTTCTATGGGTCACAGATGCAGCACAGGATTACTCATCGTGTAGTTGTTATGGCTTACAATAGTGATGGTACACCTAAGCGTACTGTTGGCTATGTTTATCCAGACTGTGGTCTTTATACAAAGGAAATGGCAGACGAAGATAATGCAAGAACGAAAGTTTTTAACTAAGTCAAAGTTCGGTAAGTTAGTAGAAGATGTTGTTATGTCTCATAAGTCAAGTTACATGGATGCTGTATTACATCTGTGTGACGCTCATGAGATTGAGGTAGAAGAGGTGCGTAAGTTCATCTCTCCTATCATTCAAACCAAGATTGAAGCAGAGGCAATGGCTCTGAACTTTTTACCTAAACAAAACACATTGCCTATTGATTAATACTAAATAATATTTTATAATGTACACAGTGGATATAAACATACAAAACATAAAGGATATACAAATATGTCATTCGCAGACTTAAAACGCAATCGCACTGATCTTTCTAAACTAGTAGCGCAAGCTCAAGAGACATCTGGTGCAACTCAAACTCAACGACAATCAGACGATCCAAGATTCTGGATGCCGACCAGAGACAAAGCTGGCAATGGTTATGCAGTGATCAGATTCTTACCTGGAGATGCTGCTGCAGCAACTCCATGGATACGATATTGGGATCATGCATTCAAAGGACCAACAGGTCAATGGTACATTGAGAAGTCCTTAACATCTATTGGTCAACAGGATCCATTATCTGAGTTAAACTCTAAGATGTGGAACTCTGGTGTTGAGTCTGATAAGACTATCGTACGTCAACGGAAACGTAACTTGCGATATGTTGCTAACGTATTGATTGTATCAGATCCCTCTGCTCCAGAGAACGAAGGACAGGTTAAGCTGTATCGTTTTGGTAAGAAGATCTTTGATAAGATCATGGATAGTATGCAGCCTCAGTTTCCTGATGAGAAACCTGTTAACCCATTTGATATGTGGGAAGGTGCGGACTTCACTGTTAAGATTCGTAAGGTAGAAGGTTATCCTAACTACGATGCATCTAGCTTCAAAGCTCCTGCAGCTGTTCCTGGTAGTGACCAGGAACTAGAAGAGTTGTATAACAAACAACACGATCTTAATGAGTGGGGTGATCCTAAGAACTATAAGACATATGATGAGCTCAAGTCTCGTCTTGCTATGGTTCTTGGAGAGCAAGCTCCTAGGACTATGAAACAGGAAGCATCATTAGAACTAGATGATGCAGTGCCTGACTTTCCAAAAGCTGATGCACCTGCACCACAGGCTGCACCAGAGCCTGCTGTAAGTACAGCAGAGTCATCTTCGGATGATGATACAATGAGTTACTTCGCTAAGTTAGCAGCGGAGGACTAAAAACCCTAGCACAGTCTGCAGCTGTCGTCTAGGTCGGTAAGATCACTGGTACCGTTAAACCCAGTTCCTGCTATATGGATGAATGTAGATAGAAAAAGGAGGCACCTAGGATGGCCTCCTTTTTTGATTATGGATAACTGTTACCTATAAAATGACCTTGTCCCATCATTCTGTCCCGTTTTGACAAGAC